AACTCCATACAGCAAGGAAGAATTAGATGCGCTGGGCGCAACTGAATAGAAAATAATTAAGAAAGAGTGCCTAAAGTGGGCTAAGCGGTGGGGGCTGGAGGATTGGCGCTATGATTTTCTGCTAAGTGATACAGATGGTGATGACGCAACAGTCAGCCCTAACTTGGTTGATCATATCATTACTTTTCGATTCAATAGAAATGGACATTTCTCTATATCGTTGATAAAAGAAGTCGCGAAGCACGAAATGGCGCACGTCCTGCTCGCCGAGTTGCGGGCGCTCGGAATGTCCCGCTTTATCACGCCGGACGAATGGAACGCGGCGGAGCACCGTGTTGTAATAAAACTGGAGGCATTATTATGAAAAACATGAAATTCAAAGTTAAATCATTGGTAAACGATAGCGGTCAGTCATTATTTCGGATAGTTGACGAGAAGGGAGATGTAGCGTTAAACAGCAAGACTGGGGTTTTTCTTGATGGTGGTGGACACACAGACAACCAAAAGGCAAAACGACAGGTAGGATATTTGAATACCTGGGCGAAAAAGGAAGAAAAGAAGGGCAAATAAATGGCAAAAAAACTAATATCCACACAGAAAGCGAGAGAAATAAAATATGCTCCTGTTCCAACTGGGGCAGCGTTTCATTACAGCGATAAATTTCTGCGAGGAATAAAGGGTCCGGTAGGATCCGGAAAATCCAGTTGTTGTGCAATGGAGCTTCTTTCCCGGGCGCATGAGCAAAGACCTTGGAATGGCGTTCGCTATACTCGATTCGCAATTATAAGGAATTTTTACCCTGAATTGCGTGATACAACACTTAAAACATGGCTCGAGTGGGTTCCGGAAAGTATTTGCCCCATAAACCATGCTCCGCCAATGACGGGAAAAATGACCCAAAAGCTGGATGATGGCACAATAGTAGACATGGAAGTCGTATTTTTGGCTTTGGACAGAGATGAAGATGTGGAAAAACTGATGTCTTTGGAATTAACCGGCGCTTGGATCAATGAAGCTCGTTATATTCCCTGGGGCGTAGTTAGGGATCTTCGACCGCGCGTCAATCGTTACCCGAGCAAAAAAATGGGTGGACAAACTTGGCATGGCGTAGTAATGGACACAAATCCACCCGATACAGAGAGTTGGTGGTATAAATTGGCGGAAATTGAAAAACCAGTTAATGCAGAATTTTTTAGTCAACCTCCGGCATTACTCATGTCTGAATCGGAAAAGAAAGGTGGACCGCCAGTCTTTACGCCTAATCGTGGACAGGGTGCATATTTGCCTGCGGAAAATATTTCAAACTTGAATAGCGGATTTGACTATTATCTTAATCTTGTTCCGGGATCAGATATCGAATGGATTAAAGTAATGATTTTGGGACAATATGGTTCGGCAATGGGTGGCAAACCTGTTTATCCTGAATATATTGATGATATGCATTGTGCCAAAAAAGAATTAGAACCATATCGTGGACTTCCGTTACTTATTGGATTTGACTGGGGCCTGACGCCGGCTGCCGCTATTCTTCAAATATCTCCACAAGGACAATTACGCATTATAGATGAAATTGTAACCGGCCTTTCTACCGAAGACTTACAGAATTATCCACATAACCGTTATGCAGGAGAAATGGGAATAAGGAGATTTGCCAGAGAACTGCTTCGACCATACCTGAACAACACCTATCCGAATATGTTAAGAACATGTATCGGGGACCCAGCGGGTTCACAACGAGCACAAACCAACGAAAATACCTGTTTGCAAATAATGGCCGAAGAAGGATTTCCGACTGAAATGGCGTCAACAAACAACTTTATAGCCCGGAGGGAAGCTGTTTCAAACTTTATGACAAGAATGATAGGCAAGGATCCTGGATTTCTTCTATCTCCGCGCTGTAGATTTTTAAGATATGCGTTTCAGGGAAAATATCACTATCGTAAAATGCGGATGCAAAGTGGCGTACAGTATAGTGCAACACCAGAAAAAAATCTTTGGTCACATATATCCGATGCTCTTCAATATGGAGCACTTCATGCTGAATCAGCGAGTTCAATTACGCAAAGTCCACGGCAGGGACGTGGGCAGAGACGTGAAGTTGTAACTTCGTCATCCGGCGGCTGGACATAAAAAATATTAAAGTGGGGGTTGACAAACACAACATATTGTGGTATTATATCACTTTGAAACTATATATAGTGGAATTTAATTACTGTAAAAACCGTTTGGTGGTTGGAAAAAGCTAAATATGGCATATAATTCATTCTCTTCCGATCCAACGCCTGATGTAAGCTCCAGTCATGGACTTCTTCGCGTAGTATCTAATAAACAGCTTGTAGAAACAGAAAAAGCGGCTGAGCGCGAAGAACAACGCCAAGCCGAAACTCCTGAAATCAGTACACTTTCTGCATATATCGAAGAATGTTGGCAGGAAAATAAGCAATATAAAGAGCAAAGTGGCATAGAAGATGACATGATAAAATCTTTGCGCCAGCGCAATAATGAATATGAACCAGACAAATTGAGCGAAATTCAGGAAATGGGAGGTTCTCAAGTTTTCGCTGGGCTTACAGACACTAAATGTACTGCGGCAGAAGCATGGATAAATGATATTCTTGCTTCAGAACTTGAAAAGCCGTGGGAAGTAAGACCTACACCGGAACCAGAAGTTCCGGAAGACTTGGAGCAAACTGTTATAGCTCAAACCATGATGGCGTGGCAAATGGAGTTAGCGAAGGGTAATATTCTAACTCCGGATAAAATGTTTGCGATGGCTGGTGAACTCAGGGATGAAACGGAACGCAAACTGGATCGTGAGATAATAGAACGAGCACACCGCATGGACACTAAGATTTACGACCAAATGGTGGAAGGCGACTGGATTGGGGCGTTTGATGATTTTGTTACGAATATGGTGGGGCTCGGCTTAGGAATAATCAAGGGACCCATTATTCGTAAAAAAATGAAGAAATCATGGGGAAAGAACGAATTTGGGAAAACAAAACTCAAACTTGAGCCAAAAATTACTATGGATTTTCAGTCCGTCAGTCCTTTTGACGCATATCCTTCTCCCAGCAGCGTTGAAATAGACGATGGAAATTTTATCGAGAGAATGAAACTTACAAGAAAATCTCTTGTTGCAATGAAAGATGTAGAGGGATATGACAGCGATGCTATTGATTTGGTTCTTACTCGGTACGGACAAGGAGAATATAAGACTTGGACAAGTACCGACCAGGAGCGTTCAGAACTTGAAAAACATGGCGACAGGGTGCTTGCTACAAAAGATTCCATTGAAGCGCTTGATTTTTGGGGTAGTGTGCAGGGCAAATATTTGATTGAGCATAGTATGACAGAGGATTTAGACGGAAATAGCATTGAACCACTCCGTGAATACGACATAAACTCAATAAAAATAGACGATATTTTGATTTATTCAGTTATAAACCCCGAACCACTGGGTGGCAAACCATACTCAAAAACCGGATATAGAAAAATAACAGGTTCATTCTGGTATAAAGGTGTTGCAGTATTGATGCGAGACTTCCAGAATATTTGTAATGCCACTTTGCGTCATTTGATGAATAATCTGGCTATAGCAAGTGGACCGCAAGTTGTTTATGAAGATATCAACAGATTACCACCTGGAGAAAAAATTTCCCGTTTGTTCCCATGGAAAATACATCAATTACAGAACCCGGGTAATAGCACTCTTCCAGGAGTACGATTTGATCAACCAAACTCCAATGCGGCGGAATTGTTGACCGTATACAAGAAATTTGCCGATGAAATCGATGAATTGACGGGCATACCATCTTATGAACATGGGCAGGGAACCAACATAGGAGGCGCCGGCCGGACGTTGGGAGGGCTTTCACTTCTTATGGGAAGTGCGGCTCGCGGTATTAAGAAAATCATTGCCAGGGTACATAAAGAGGTTATTTCCACAACGATACAAAGAATGTATGAGTGGTATATGCTCTATGATCCCGACGAATCACTCAAGGGTGATATCGAAATATATCCTATGGGGGTATTGGCAATGATTATCCAAGAACAGATGTCAATGCGCAGAACTCAGTTCTTGCAGACGACAAACAACCCTGTAGACCTTCAGTTGATGGGACTTGAAGGCAGGGCAGAACTTTTGCGGAAACAGGCGGAATCTTTGGATATGGAAAGATCCAAACTTGTAAAATCAGCAGAAGATGTCAAGGAAATGGAAGCAAAAGCCGAAGCACAAAGAGCCATACAGCCAGAACCGGCTACGGCGGGTGCGCCACCATCGCAAGGAAGCCCCGTATAGGGATAAATATAAAAATATTAAAGTGGGGGTTGACAAACACAACATATTGTGGTATTATATCACTTTGAAACTATATATAGTGGAATTATTTAATAAATAAAGGAGATTTAACTATGAAAAGAAGTATGTTAATAGGAATATTCCTTGCTGTGATGGTGATTGTAGCCAATGCTGCGAGATATGAACAGTTGAATGTTGGTGTACTAACCGTCGAAACGGAAATCAATAGTATTGCAGTTGCTACAGTTACGGATGGTGCGGCTCTTGGTACGACTGCTGTTCAGCCTGCGGATATATGGGGCGCGCCTACGGCGACTCCTTCAACTAATCTGCTTGTGAACACGGTAGCAATACAAGCAAAGAATGATGCCGGAGGCGATCTGTCAGAGTTTCGGTTAATCCGAATCTGGACGAGTGAAACCAGTATGGGTGCGGCAAGCACGAATAACATTGAAACGCTGGTACTCTCAACCGGAACCGCTGTTGATACCGTGACCGCCCACGCTGATTATCGGTATGTTACAGCAACCGACGGCTCGGCTGTTGCGACTATTACTGCAACGGCGGCTGGAACCAACTATGTAATGGTGTCGGACGGCTCTTCGATAAGTGCCACAGCTATTACGTTTGTTAATTAGTTAAAAAAAAAGAAAACAACCCCACCCCCGCCTCGACTTGGGGCGGGGCTTTAGCGGAGGAATAATATGAGAAAAATGCTTTTAATTGTAATGCTATTTGCCGCATTAAGCCTCTGCAGGGCAGACGACTACCGGACGTTTACTATTACGACGGGGACAAATGCAACTGTGGCGGTTGTCGGTTATGCCGATTCGTTCACGGGCGAGATTGATGAATTTTCTGTTTATACCGATGCCGGAGTTACGGGTGCGGTGGCTATAGTAGCCGTTGATCCGTACTCCGAAAACGAGCTTGTATTAGCCACGAACTCGGCGGTAACAGACGATGTGGTGTGGTGGCCACGAATAGTAGCCCCGGCGGTGGGTGGCGCGACAAGCCTTACAGTGACGAATGCTGCGACGGCAAATGATCGCTTCAACGCGCACGGGGAGAAAATACGGGTGACGATAACCGACGCAACAGCGACGGGTTCGGTGTTCCGGGTGTTTATCAAGATCAAGAATTAAGAAAATAACGAGAAAATAAGAGGAGATTTATTATGAGTATGGAAGCAAATCAAACAGAGGACGGCCGCAGGGAAGACCTGGAGGCCATTGAAGCAAATCCAGTATTGAGTTATATCGGACAACGATTTTACCCAGTGCTGAATGTAACTGAAAAAACAGGAAGCATATATTACACAACACTGACTGCGGATGGTGCTGCACAAGAAGGAGTAGCGCGTGGGACACCTTTAGCGCTTAATTATCTGACTGAATCAGTCGCCACATATTCCGTTGCTCCTGATGAGAAGCGATACGGAATTGGGCGCGATGAAGTCCAGCAAATGGGCGGAATAGAAAAGGCTGATAAACTCGGAGGGGCGGCTTCTAAACGCAGTGTTCAGCGGGTTGCGGAAACAGCGATTGCTTTGCAGTTGCAGACGGTTGGTGCTCATC